TTCACGGCCGTAGCGACTGGCGAAGGGCTGCGCCACGACGGCAATCCGCTCCTAGCTCGACATATCTCCAATGTCCACACGCGCCTGACGCGCTATGGGCAGGTCCTGACCAAGGCGTACAAGGCTTCGCCTGACCGGATCGACGCGGCGGTCTCCGCCGTTGTGGCGTTCCAGGGTGTAAAGTTCCTGAAGGTTGAACCAAAGCAGACAGCGAAAGTGGAGTGGGTGAACCTATGATTCAGAATATCCTTGAGGTTGTGGGTGCGGCGTTTGTGATTGCAGGTCTCGCGCTATTCTCAATCCCAGTCGCATTGATCGCCACAGGCGTAGCCTTAGCTGCGCTCGGCTATACGCTAGGAGATCGTAAGTGAGCATCCTCCGTCGCCTTCTTGGCACCGAGCAGCGCAATGTTTCTGGCGGTCAGTGGCTCAGCGATAAGCCAGCCGAATCGTCAGCCGGAGTCCAACTCAATCAGCAGAACGCAACATCGATTGGCGCGTTGTACGCGGCCGTCAAGTTGTACGCCGACACTGTTGCAAGCCTCCCAGTTGGTGCCTTCATCCGCGACGGCGGCGTGCGCCGACCGGTGACGCGACCACTCTGGATTGATCGGCCCATCCCTGCGAACCCTAACTACACTGGCTTCCAGTTCCGCCACGCTGTTGTGTCAAGCCTGTTGCTTGACGGCAACGCCTTCATCCTGTTCCTGACTGACCGCCTTGGCGATGTCGTTGAGACGCGCGTGCTTGACCCACAGAAGGTTGAGATCCGAATGGACGAGATGGGCGCACCGATCTACATCGTGTCAACTGGCGACACCGCCTTCAGCGTTGGACCTGACCAGATGGTGCATATCCCACTCTTCGCCACCGCTGGCACGATGCGTGGGATGTCGCCTGTCGAGCATCACCGCACGACACTCGGACTCGCCTCTGCCACGCAGCTCTACGCTGCCAAGTTCTACGAGAATGGCGCAGCGCCAAGTGCCGTCATCAAGGTGCCAGGTGAGTTGACGCAGGATGTCGCGGACTCCCTTCGCGCATCGTTCAGCCGCCGCCACGAAGGCGTAGAGAAGATGCACAAGATTGCGGTCCTGACTGGAGGCGCAGACTTTCAGCAGATGAGCGCCAAGATCAGCGATATGCAGCTCGTTGAGACGATGCACTGGGGCGTGGAATCCATCGCTCGCATCTACGGCGTGCCGCTCCACCTGCTTCAGTACCCAGGTGGCAACACCTCTTACAGCAGCGTTGAAGTGATCAGCATTGAGTGGCTGCGCCTAGGGCTTGGTCCACTCATCGCGCGCATTGAGGCAGGGCTGCAGCGCCTGATCGTTGGTCAGACCACCTTCATCAAGTTCAACATTGACGGCCTCCTCCGCCCTACGACCAAGGAGCGAATGGATTCCTACGCCGTCGCCCTGAACTCAGGCATCCTGAATCTCAATGAGGTCCGCGCACTAGAGGACCGACCACCGCTCCCAGAGGGAGGCGATGAGTTCTGGAAGCCGCTCAACATCGGCACCGTCACGAAGGCACCTGGCGAGTGAGCTACATCATCGTTGACCTAGACGGCACGCTCATCCTTGAGGGTGAAGAGCCCAATCAGCCGCTGATCGATGCGCTGAACGAGCAGGTAATGTCAGGCGAAGCAGAAATCATCGTGGTCTCTGCGCGCAAGATTGAGCGCCTCCAAGAGACACGCGCCTGGCTGCAAGAATACAAAGTGGCAGGCGTGGAAGAGGTTCACCTGAACGACTTTGAGGGCAGTGCCTTCGCCACCGGCTTCCCATTCAAGGAGTACAAGTACGGCCTGCTAAAAGAGCAGTACGGCGACGAGCTGGAATACGCCATTGACAATGACCCAGCCGTCCGCGAGATGGCACGCGGTCTTGGTCTTGAAGCGTACTCGCCAGAGGAGTACATCGCTGACGAGGAGCGCGTCTTGCCAGATGCGTACCGTCCTGCCGGAACCGACGGCGCACCAGAGGGTCAGAACTGCGGCAACTGCTCGTTCTATGAGGCTGGCTATTGCAGCAAGTGGGATGCTCAGGTCAAGCGCGATTACTACTGCGCAGCGTGGGCACCAGCCGAGGGCGGCTATCGCGCTGTCTACGAAGTGCCGAACTACATTCGCGATGCAGCAGCCAGAGGCTTGTCCTTTGTTGAGGACGGTCTTGGCGGCGACGGCCTGCAGCCTGAGACCATCGCCGATGCGCGAGAACTTGCCGCTGGTCGAGCCGATAGCGACAAGGTGCTACGCACCGCCGCCTGGATTCGCCGCCATCGCGGCGACTGGGAAGGCGTACCGCAGAACAGCGATTCGGATAACCCAGACTTCCCAGGTCCAGGTGCTGTTGCTGGCTTCCTCTGGGGTGTGGAAACAACTGACCCAGAAGCAACTGATCGCGTACTCTCGTGGGCAGATGCTTTGATCGCAGCTGAAGATAGGGAGATTGTGGATATGAAAGAGAAAGAAACTCGCTCGGTGCCAATCGGTGAGTTCCGACTTGCTGAGGCTGGTGCTGACGGTCAGCGAACCTTCACCGGCTACGCCTCTATCTGGAACAGCGCATCCGCTGGGCTCCCATTCGAGGAGAAGATTGCGCCTAACGCTTTCAAGCGTTCACTGTCGCGCGCTGCCGCAGGGCAGAAGATCATCGCCTTCCTCTTTGGTCACGACGAGACGCGCGCCCTTGCCACCACGGCAAGCGGTCGCCTTCAGTTGACTGAAGATGAGACTGGCCTTCGCGTAGAAGCCAAACTCGACCCAGCCGATCCAGACGCAGCCAAGGTCATCTCGATGCTGACGCACGAGAGCGCCGCAGCTGGGATGTCGTTCGGCTTCCAGAAGGTTCAGGATGCGTGGGATGGCAACAACCGCACGATCAAGGAAGCCAACCTCTTTGAGGTGAGCATCCTTGCCGCCGGTGGTCAGACCCCTGCCTACCCTGCGACCCTTGGACTCACGGCAATCCGCCAGGTCACTGCGCCAAAGATCGGCGTAGAGGCAGAGGCGCTGCTTGCCACCCTAGAAACAATCAAGGCTGGACGCGAACTGTCCGCCGAGGAAGTGGTTGTTATTGATGCTGTCCGTTCCAAGCTCGCGCCAAAGCCTGTGGGGATTGATCCGTCAATCGCCGCTGCGCTGCTCGCGGTCTCGGCGGCAGAAGGTGACGCACTCTAGGTCACGAGCCACTGCCCCACCGCCCTAAGTCGGCGAGTCCGCAGATCAGGTATCCCACCAAGGAGCGCATAAAAAGTTAGTCCGCCTATGTGCGGAGAAAGGATGCAGACAATGTCTGACATCGCAAAGCTTGCTGACAAGCGAGCGCATCTGTTGGTTGAGGCTCGCGGCATCGCCGTGGACGCAGCCGACAAGGGAATCGCCCTAGAGGGTGAAGACAAGGCACGCTTCGAGAAGCTCGTTGCTGAGGCTGGCGTTATTGCCGAAGCCCTCCGCGCCGAGAAGGCTTCTGACGAGGCTCGTAAGTCGGCTGACGAGGCTCGCGCTGAGTTCGCCGCTGTTGTGAATCCAACGGCTCCTAAGGCCGCCACGGATAACGACCGCCTTCGTGCAATCGGTATGGCTGCTGGTGTTGATACTTTCGAGTATCGTGACATCACGACCTCAACCGGTCTCGGAAACCCAGTCTCGGTCTTCAATCGCGTCAATGTGATTGCTGGCCAGATCAACCCATACATCAACCCAGCAGTTGTGGATGTGATCCAGGTTGCCACCGGCAACAACATCAAGTTCCCAACTGTGACCGCGCTCGGCACGACGGCTGGTTCAGTCGCCGAAGCTGGCACGATCACGGAAGATGACTTCACAGGGTCGGCTCTGAGCCTTACCCCAACGAAGTTCGCAGTACTTGTCCAGATCTCGGACGAGCTGATTCAGGACGCAGCGTTTGACATTGCGTCGATGATCAGCGAGGCCGCTGGCCAGGAGATGGCGATCGCCCACGGCGCAGCCGCGAGCACCGCTGTTGTAACCGCTGCTGGTACCGGTGGAACGGCCGCAGGCACCGTCGTATACACATACGCGGAACTTGTTGCCCTTCAGTACTCGGTCAAGCAGCAGTACCGAAACGCCGCGAAGTCAGGCTTCCTGATGAGCGACACGGCCCTTGGACAGATCCTTGGCACGACTTCATCGTCGCTGCCTTTGTTCCAGCCAGGCGGACAGGGTGGCGTTGATCGTCTCCTTGGCAAGCCTGTCTACACGGCTCCTGGCATTGCGGTCCCTGCGACCGGTGCTAAGGCTGTGCTGTTCGGTGACCTTGGTCAGATCAAGACCGCCATCGTTGGCGGCGTGACCGTTGAGGCTTCACGCGAGTACGCGTGGAACCTTGGCCTTGTTTCGTACAAGGTTCAGGTCCGTGGCGCCACCGGACTTGCACAGTCTTCGGCTGTCAAGTTCCTGAAGAACGCCTAATCAACTAGCTCGGCTAGTTAGTGGGGATGGGGAGCCGCTTCGGCGGCTCCCCTGAACCGCAAGTAAGGAGAACCTAATGCTCGTTCGACTTTGCAAGCGACGCGGTCAATATCCGTCTGGGGCTTTCGTTGATCTGCCTAAGGCAGAGGCGGAGAGCCTCATTGGCTTTGGCTTGGCTGAGGCTGTTGCAGATGTCGACACAGAGGCACCAACTCGGCTCGTAGAGCGTGCCGCAGTCAAGAACAGCACCAAGACAGCCACCCTGCCTACAGCGACTGCCAGCGTCGCTGCTGAAGGCGAGTAAATGGCAACGGTCACCCACTCACAGGTCACAGTAGGCACCTCGCCAGTACTCATTGCGACTGGGATTGTCGGCGCTTCTCACATCTACCTACACTCTCCCACCGGCGGAAACAGCGTCTTTATCGGCAGTAGCACTGTAACCACCTCTAACGGCTTCGAGTTGCCAAAGAATGAGATGCACGAGGTATGGCTGCCAGAGACTGACAAGTTGTATGCGGTGGTAGCATCAAGCACGCAAGTGCTATTCGTCCTACACACAGGAGGCCGCTAAATGTCTTACGCAACACTGGCGCAGTTCAAGGCCGCTGTGGGCATCACGGATAACACCGATGACACCGCGCTCCAGAATGTTCTGGACGCTACCGACACGCTGATCGATCTCTACTGCGACCGAAAGACAGGATTCGGCACCGCGACCGAGACGCGCTACTACACCGCTGAAGCCTATGACTATGTGCTGACCGATGATCTCGTGAGCGTCACGACGCTGACCACCGACGATCTTGAGAACGGCACCTACTCAACGACCTGGACTGCCAACACAGACTTCCAGCTCACGCCAAAGAACTACGCGCTCGACGGCTTGCCATACACCGGCATTAGCCGCAGCAACGCCTTCACCAAGAACTTCCCTAAGAACATCTTTCTTGGCGTGAAGGTGGTCGGCGTGTTCGGCTTCCCTAGCGTGCCAGCCTCGGTCGTGCAGGCAGAAATCATCCAGGCAAATGCTGTGTTCAGCAGCCGCACAGCGGCATTCGGTGTCATCGGTTCGGCTGACCTTGGTGGCATCCTGCGGATGAGCCGCGCCCTGCACCCTGAGGCTGCGCTGCTGGTCGAGCCGTACCGCAATCGCGGTGGATTGGCGGTATGACCGACCTAACGATCCTTGACGCAATCGCCACGCGCGTAGAGGCTGCGACAGACCCTGCTGGGTACACGCTCCGCAAGTGCTACGCCACTCCGCCTGAGAACCTGCCAGTCACGCCGTGCGCGGTCCTCTTCCCAGGCGGCGACCAGATCAGCATCGGCAACGGCAACCGCACCACGGTGCTGACGGTCAACATCGTCATCTACCTTCTCCCCATCCCACGGATGGATGAGAAGTACCGTGACCTCTACACTTGGCGAGCGTGGCTACGCACCGTGTTCGATGGGGCTGTGACGATTAGTGGAAACGCCGCGCAGGTGACAGTCACCGGTACTACACTCGGCACAGATACTTACGCCGATCAGGATTACCTGACGGTTCAGGCAGCTGCGGAAGTCACGGTGCTAGACACCGTGGCGTTCACCGCCTAGAGCAAGGAGAACTTAGATGGCAACCTTCGGCGCAAAGGCTCTGACGCGTATCGCTACTGCGTCGCAGGCCGCTTTCGGAACCGCAGCTTCAATCGGCACCGCCACTGGCGAGATCCTCTTCAACGAAACGATCGGCTCGCTAGACTTGGGCGTGACCGTTGACCTTGGCGAGACCGTATCCGTTGGTAAGCGAACCGCCATTCAGGCGAGCCAGCCAACCATTACCGGCAAGGCTCCAATCCTGACCATCGCCGAGGCTCCTGCTTCAATGCGAACTCTGCCATTGATGTTCGATGCGATTGGCGCAACCACCACCGGCGCTGGACCTTACACCTGGACTTGGTCGCCAACGCAGGGCGATGTTGACACGCTCGTCTTCTACTCCTTCCTTGTTGAGGATGGCGTGCAGAAGTATCTCGTGCGTGACGCTGCTCCAACCGAGATCACGCTGTCAACAGACGCTAACGGTCTGCTCCAGGCTGGTGCAACCTTCGCTGCCACGACGGCTGCGACTTCAGCGCTTGCCTTCCCTACGGCGATTCCTGCGAACCCATTCTTGGCTGGTCGCTTGATGAAGCTCAGCACCGACACGAACTTCCCTGACAAGAGCGGCACAGGGGCAACCGCCTACGCTTCGATCTATAACTTCAGCCTGTCAATCACGACAGGTGTGGGGATGGTCACGGCGCTTGATGGCAGCCTGACGGCCGCTACCGCTGCGCTCACTGGCGTGCTTGATGCAACGCTGACCTTCACGGTTGCGAGCAACGCAGCCGCTGGAACGACCTTCCCAATCACCGACATTGCCACCCAGAAGTACCTGCGCCTCTTCGGCACCACCACCGATAACTACGGCGTGTGGATTCTTGGCTCGTGGGAGATTGAGAACATCGTTCCTCTCTCCGCCGATAACGAAGGCGTTGTGGTGAATGAAGTGACCTGCCGATTGGCGTATGACACGACCTCCGGCAAGTCGCTCGAAGTGGTGATTGATTCACCACTGGCAACAGCGCCATAAAGCAGAGCGCCTAAGGCGCTAGTAGGAGGATCAATATGGACACGGTGAAGATTGAACTAGACGGCGCGTTCGCCGGTTGGAACATTGAGCTGCGACGCAATGTAAGCGCTCGCATCCTGATCGACCTACAGGGCGACACGGCCGTCCAGTTCGCAGCCTTCGCTAAGTTGGTTGTTAGCCACAACTTCAAGGACATTGAGGGCAACGCCTGCGATGACATCCTTGACGCTCCAGTCACTGCCATCACGGCATCGATGGAGAAGTGGGCAACCGCAATCTCAGCACTCCCAAACGCGTAAGGCTGGAAGCCAAGCGGCTGTCAATCGGACAGTCAGTCGTGGTGACCAGCCCAGAGATCATCGCGCACACACTTGGCACCGCCTACGGAGTGCCACCTTGGGAGATACTGAAGACCGCAACCGCTGAAGACCTAATGACCTATTGGGGTCTGTATTGCGAGATTCAACCAAGGAGCAAGTGAGTGGCTAAGGCATCCGTAGAGATCGTCTTGCAGGGCAATGTTCGAGCTGAGGCTGAGGCGCTTCAGAAGGCATTCCTCAACTCGCTCGGCTGGAGAGGTGTCCGCAAACTAGAGCAGTTCGCCACGGTGAACGCAGCTCGCGCCCTTGCACCATATGTCCGAGCCAAGGCTCCGGCTGACACAGGTCAACTTGCCAAGAGTGTGCGCGGCCGTCGCTCGCGCATTACTCGACCAGGCGCCATCGTTGGACCAGTCGCTGGTAAGAAGCAATCGTGGTACGCCTGGTTTGCAGTGAAGGGTACAAAGCCGCACACCATCCCTAAGGTGACTGCCGCCAACCTCTTCTCTGACCGTAAGTTTATTGAACACCCTGGAACTCGTGGCAGCAACTTCGTCATTGAGGCGGTAGAGGCTAATATCCAAGTAGCCAAGGATGCAATGGCGAAGACCATCGTCCTCCTCATCAACGATGAGGCGATGCGTGCCAAGGTACTCGGTCTAGAGATTGAGTACGCCAACGGCACCGCAACCAAGTTCCGGTCAGAGAGCGCTCTGCGCAACTGGAACAAGCCAGACTTTATCGGCCCACTCACTCCACTCCAGTCGGAAGCCAAGCGGCGCAATGTGGCTTCGGACAAGGTCAAGGCAATCGCAAGCTCAGCACGAGCCAATCGACTCAGGGCAGATGCAGCGGTATTCGGCATCTCGCCAAATATGTCCAACCTGCAAGCAGGGTAGGAGTAAGCAATGGCTAACATCGCAGTCAACGCAACGATCAGCGCTCGTGATGCCGCGTCTAAAAACATCAAGACGGTCAACAAGGCTCTTGGCGCTCTTGGCAATACAGCCAGCCAGATCGGCGCAGACTTCCGCAAAGTAGCACTCGGCATTGCTGGTGTAGCGGCAGGCGTCGGCGCATTCACCGTTTCGGCGATCAAGGGTGCAGCGGCAGACGAAGCCGCGACCGCCAAGCTGACCGCAGCCCTAAAGGCGCGTAAGCTCGGCACTGACAGCGTTCTGGCTGCGGTGGAGCGGCAGATCATCGCTGGTCAGAAACTCGCCTTTACTGATGATGAGGTGCGTGCATCGATTGAGGCAAGCACGCGATTTACCAAGAACTATTCTCAGGCGACAAAGATTCAGAATGTGGCAATGGAGTTGTCTCGCTCCACCGGTATGTCTCTTGCAGACGCAACGATTGCAGTCGGTAAGGCGTACCAAGGCAACGGCGGCAAACTGCTCAAGACACTCGGCATCAATGCCAAGGTCATCAAGGGTCAGGCGGCACTCAACGCAATCCTTGCCAAGACGAAGGGCAGCGCGGCCGCCTATGCCGACACGCTAGAGGGATCGTTCAGCGTCGTATCCATCCAAGCAGGAGAACTGAAAGAGCAGTTTGGCGCAGCCTTCCTACCGGCCGTCACCAGACTCTTCAAGGGTCTGGCTCCGTATATGGAGCGCTTCTCTGGCGTGATCACGGCGTTGACTCCTAAGCTCCAGCGCTTCGCCGATCAACTCGTGACAAAGATCCTGGACAAACTGCCAATGCTTATGGGTCAGTTTGAGGCTGAGTTCCCAAAGGCGATCATCAAGGTGGAGCAGTTCATCGATAAGATCGGCGGCATCGGCAAGGGCGCTGACGATCTGCTCGGCCCAGGCGGATCTATCACGCTGCTTGTCACCGGTATCGGCGCAGCCTTTGGTGGACTGAAGGGCGCAATCGCTGCGAACCTGGTCAAGGATGGGATGGACCCATTCACCGCGCTCGTCGTTGCCAACATCGCCGCGCAGATCCCTGCGTCACTTGCAGCTGCGCTGACAGGCTCGATTGTGAATCAAGCTATTGCTGCCTATGGTGCAAAGATGGCTGCGGCTACTGTCACAACAACTGTTGCTGGCGGCTTGGGCGGCGCTGCTGGTGGCGTGGCAGCAGGTGTTGGAGGAACGGTTGCCACTGGTGCCGCAGGAGTAGCAGGAGTTTCAGCAGGAGTAGTCGCAGGCGCACTGGCGTTGCCGGTCGCTATCCCTCTTGCACTGAAGGCTCTTGGGTTTGGTGAGGGTTCGCTCGCAGTATCTGGTGCGGACCCAAGGCTGATCGCCGCAGCACAGGCAACGACTAACAACATCTACATCGGCACAGGCAAGGTGGACACCGTCGTGACCGACTCGATCAACCGAACAGGCACCTTCAAGCGCGGCCGCTAAATGGCGAATCCGTTCACGCTGATCGTCGCAGGAGTCACAGGCGCAGGAGCCGGTGGCGACCTGCTCACGCTTCCAGCTCCAGCCTCTACGACCGTTCCCTATGTCGATCTCGGTAGCCTGACGGCAACCCTCTCAGGCGACGGAGACGGCGGCTCAATGTCCTTCGATGTCATCGAGCCAAAGACTCCGAGCGGCACGACACCGTGGTGGCGATCAGGTGGGGTCTACGACAATGCGCGCGTGCAGCTCTTCGACAGCCGCTACAGCGCGACCACGCCGATCTTCCTTGGCTTCATTACAAACATCAATGCGCGGCTGCTAGAGAACGGCGTAGGCACACGATGCACGGTCAGCGTCTCGGATGCCGATGCTTGGCTTCAGAAGACCATCATCCGCAATGGCAAGACTGGGATCAGGGCGACCTCCTTCGTGGACGCGTTCACCCTTGGCACTGGCGATCCAGAAGCCAGCACCGCAACGACCGACCAAGCCATCATCAATGGGTTGCTGGCACGAGTTGCTGCACAGCAGACTGACGCGACCACCTTGCAGCTGCTCAACACCGCCGTGATCAGCGGCAGCAACCGCGCCATCTTCACCGGCACGGCGCAGAACATCGGCAAGCAGACCTTCAAGGCGACCACGCTTGCAAGCGCGATTGAAACCGTTGCCGATGCAGCAGGCGGTATCACTGAGGTGCAGTACCGCTACTGGATCGACAATGACGGCCGCCTCAACTATGGACCCAAGACCGCAGCGCCATCGTTCGCCAACGCTCCTGCCGAGATCGTCACCGACCCTGCCAACATCCAGACTGGTAGTGCGGCAAGCGTCACGCGCCTCTTCGCTCGCGACCTCTCGGTCAACCTGGATCACGGCGACATTGTAAAGGGCATCTTCGTACAGCCTGACTCGGCGTATGCGCGCTACGACAGCAACATCGTCTTCTCTGGCGCACCGACCAACGACCCATACTTCCGCACCTACAACGGCACCTACTTCAAGGCGACGGTCACGACCGCTGCTCGAACCGGCACGACCGCCACGATCACGACCTCACCTGCTCACGGCTTCGCCACCGCGCGCAGCGTGACCGTGGCACTGACGAGCGGTCCGACAGGCTTCGCTGCGCTGAACGGCACCTTCACGATCACCGCCGTGACCGCCACCACCTTCACCTACACCACCGGCACAAGCGGCACGATCACCTCTGGTGCGGCCGTGGGTACGGCATCTGCGCAGGGAAGCGGCACGAGCCGCACAGGCGCAGGGCAGACCACGCGCAATGGTCCGATTCCTCACGAAGTGTTCAGCGCGCCGAAGCTCGACAAGAAGTCCGACCGTGGCAGTCTAGTCAGCCTGCTCGCTCGCGGCACGATGGTCACACGCAGCAAGCCGGTACGCACCGTCTCGTTCACCATCGGCGGCGGAAATCTGAGCCAGACATCAAACCCAGACTGGGAGTACGGATTCACTCAGGGCTACGCCGAGACCGCCACCTCAACCTACACGCTGATCAAGGCGTGGCTGCCAGGGCAGTATGTGAAGCTCACCGCGCCGATGCTCGACCTCTCGTCTACCATCCTCTACATCGCCACCGTGACGCTTCGCTTCGCAGAAGGTGGCGGCACCTACCAGGTGCAGTACGAGATCGAAGCGGACTTCCGTCGGCAGTATCTGAGCGGCCTTCGCGGCTTGATTGGTGGTGAGTAATCGTGGGTAAGTACGGCACAAACCTAGAGGGCTTCGGCGCGTTTGAGGGTGGAGTCAACGCAGACAAGGGCGCACCGCTCGTCAGCACATCGAGCGACGGCGAGACCGCGCTGCTCTTTGGTCCAGCTGCGCTGCGCGAGATTCAGGCTGGATGCGCGAATGGCGACTTCGCCATTCCGCCGGATGAGGCAGACGCAACGATCACCGCAGAGAACCCACTGCCGTACTGGACCTTCACTGATGTGAACAGCGCAGGGGCGATCACCTGCGCCGTGGTCACTGACGCGAACACTGGATCTACTAATGTTCTGCGCTGGACCGTCAACAGCGGCACTCTGACTGGAAAGAGCGCCACGCTCACGCGCTACATCCCTATCTCGTCAACCCTTTCTCGCTCTTTCTCCTACTACCTTGAGGCATCTTTTACTAGCGCAACCAACAGCGCGCAGTCGCAGGTAAAGGTCAGCGGTGCGTTCTACAAGACTGACCTCACCATCTCAACAGGTGCGTTTGACTCTGGCCAGGTGCCTTTCTCATCTCTGACCTCTACGACTGGCGTGACGGCACCTGCAAACTTTGACTCTGGATCGCTGCTCTCAACTACCGCCCCATCGGATGCGGCGTTCCTGCTTCTGACTATCACTATCTCAACGGTCGCCACTCAGAGCGCTGCTCGCACGATTGACCTAGCAGAGGTCAACCTGTACCACGGCTCGCCTGAGATCCTGCTGACCGATCGAAGCGCACCACAGACCCATCAGCCAGCCGTGCTGCAAGCAGACGGCGGCGAGTTGCTGATCCAAGCGTCTGCTGGAAACAGCCTGACGATCAGCGCAACCAAGACATTGTTCAACAACCCAGTCACAACTACGAGCGACATCGGCTTTGACGGAGGCATTTACGGAACATCCGCGCTGACTGGTCCAGCGATCAACCTGGCTGGAACGAATGCGCGTCTATGGACACACTCAAGTGCTGGGGCTGCCGATGTCGCCGCATCCATTGCAACAACTGTTTCTGGGGTGCTGATCACTAAGGTCACGGCAGGTCAGCCAAGCACCAACATCAACGGCACGGCAACAACCGACGCATTCGCCGACGCACTCCGCAACGGCGGCATCGCTGTTGACACCACCAACAACCGAGCCTACTCTTACTCCAATGGCTGGAAGTTTGCCGCGCTGACCACGCCATCCGACTCACGCCTGAAGGATGAGATCACCGAGATCACTGGCGCACTGGACACGCTGCGGCAGCTCGTGCCGGTGGCGTTCAAGTGGAAGGCACCAGAGGCACACGGCCGCACCGACGCTGTGGCTGACGATGGCAAACGCCTAGGCTTTATTGCCGATCAGGTCGCCACGACCGACTTGGCGCACTGGGTTGAGACACTCGGCGTAGATGAGCGAGAGGCGCATCTCGTTGACACGA